CTTGCATTTGCTCAAAAATGTGGAAGGCTGTGCAATGGAAGTCGTCTCCTTGCAATCTCTATTTCTATAATATGCTTTCTCGGAGTTTTGGGAACTATTATTGGTCTCATCTGTGTGATTCTCGAACACGCTGGACTTTTCAAGACTGAAGATTCTCAAAAATTCAAGGGTCACAGTACAGACAAGCTTGTAGTACAGCAAGCAAGGAAAGCTGGAAGAGTGAAACCTGTTCATACTTTTGTTGCTCACATGGATCAGCAAGCCAAATCTCTTTCGCAAATGATTGCAGCTGCTACAGTAGAGCTTGAGTTCGTGTACCCAAACCGAATGAAGAAGGGATTCGCTCTTTGCCCAAAAGAAAATGTCTTTATTTGCCCCTCACACTATCTAGCTCATGGTTCTCCTGAAATTCTAAGGATTCACAATACGATAGATACTGGAAGAGTAGCTTCAAGCACTCGCTGGGAACAAGTGATTGTCCAGGACTTTCCTGAGCGTGACCTTGCGTTTCTTTGGGTTCCTGGACTTCAGTATCGAGAAGATCTTACAAAACACTTTCGAACACGCGAAGAAGGTGTTCCTTTTCAAGCAAAAGGAGTTGCTCGAATTGATATCCTTGAGCTCCAAGGAACTACAACCCTTTCTCCCAGCTTTACCAATGATGGAATTTCTCGGATTTCTCGTGGAGAAGCTGTAGAACTAGAGTTCAAGGTGGATGGAGAATCTACTATTAGAGACATTGTGGATTGGGCCGTAGTCAGTAGCCTTACTAGCGTAGAAGGAGATTGTGGACTGAGCTTAATGTCCACAAACACTGCTGTCCAGCACAAATATCTTGGAATAGATGTTGCCGGAAATGAGCATGAGCTTTTGTTCGCTCCTATATTTCGGGATGATATTATTCAGTTTAAAGCGTTTGTAGAAAAGAAGCTTGAAACATCTCACAAGTTTGTTGCTCATGTCCGAGCTGAATGGACTTCTCTCCCTCAAGTACCTGAATTTCCAATCAAGCAAGAACCTATCTCCGGTACTTATTGTGGATACCAGCTTTTGTACAAGTTGGATAAGAACACTTCCTGGTCCACCAAGACAGGATATTCTCCAACTATCTTTGAAATTCCTTTTCAAGATAAAAATGGGAAATGGCATGAGAAAGCATTTCCTGAATGCACCTCAAAACCAGCATATCTTGGAAAAGATGGAATGGAAATCTCCTTTAGAAAGACAAAAGGAGTTAAATTTTGGTATGATCCTGAAATGGAGGATCCTGAAGTTTGGGAAGGAGTTTTCACAAAGACTTCTTGTGCAGACATTCCTCGGGTTCTCACTGTCTTTGAAGCAGTTGAGGGAATACCTGAATGGCACAATTTTCATTCTATCGACCTTAAACCAAGTCCTGGATTTCCTTACAAACAATACGGAGTGGAGCGAAAGACTCTAATCAAACGGAATCATTCTGTTAGCAATGTCAAACTGACTGCTCTTGATGAGACTCAACTTTTGATGTTGGAATCACCAATGCCAATTGATCACTTCAAGCAAGTTTCTTCCGAACCTGGGTTGTGGATGCATCCCTCTCTTCTCTGGGAGATATATTATCGATATTGGCATGGATTGCGAGGAATTGTTGTTCCTGAAGTGTTCATAGCTCTTCTCAAGGATGAGTTAAGAGAAGAAGAAAAAGTAGCTCTCAAACAATCGCGAAATTATAAAGCAGGCTCACTAGGCAATTTTATTTTCACTCGAATGGTCTTTGGAAATTTTGTCCACAATTTGGAAAACGACCCAATTGGAGACTGTTCCATAGGGCTGAATCCAACAGGATCTGATTGGAGTCAGTGTTACCATAAGTTTTCGTCAATTTCCCCTGTAGGATTTGCAGGTGACCATTCAGGTTGGGACTTAGGCATGAACTCAGTTACTTATGTTCCAACCTATACAAATCGATACAACCAAGTTTTTGGTTTTCCAAATGATTCATCAAGAGGAAAACTAAATCGTGCTTGCCTTACTTCGAACATGGCAGGACTTGTTGTTGTTAATGACACTGTGATGGCAACACTTGGGATGAATTCCGGAAGTTATAAAACTAGCACAGGAAATTCTGAATGGAATTCAGCGACCAAGAGAAGCGCATTTAAAAGGC